AGTTTTTACGTAAGTTTGAACATGGGCCAAACAATGTAACATTTATTGAATTTTGCCGTGTGTATAGACGCTAATGCTGGGGCTAGAAGAGCTGCTAAACAGAGAGCTCGAGAAAAAGACTCTGTCTTTGCCCAAAAGAAATTACAATTTTTTAACAAAGAAACAAGTTTAGCAAGAGCTAAAAATAGAAATATTATAGGATATGGCCGTGATTTAAGCGATGCTTATGTACGAGCTATATACACCCAAGGTAAGGGTAGACTTAGAAATCAAGCAATTACAGCTAAATACTTTAGATCTAAAAAAGTAAATGAAGGTGGTAGAGCTCGTAAATTTGGCAGAGCTCAGTACTTAGATTTATTAAGACAACAAAGTCAGATAGAAAATATAAACAGAAATAACTTTGGTAGAAACATGGCGTATGCTCAGACAGGGGCTACACGTAAGTTTCAAGCCGCAAACGCCAGAGCTAGAGAAAAGCTTGGTATACCAGCTGCGTATGGTGCTCCTGTAATGATGCCACCTACAGATAGATTAACAGGTGCTTTACAGTTAGCAAGTACAGCTGCAAGTATATACAGCGGCTTTGGTATTGGGACAGGCACAGGTTTATTATCAAAAATATTTCCATCATGACATCATCATTCCAGAACGTCGTTGGTACGCCACGAGATCAAGTTCCTGATATAAGTAAAACTAATTACTTAAATACAGAAGCGGACATGACTGAATCAGTCAATGCCCAGATAGATGACAACATCAAAGACACAAAACAGTTCTTTGACCAGATGGTCGAACTAGAAGAGTTAGCAGCTAGTAAGCTAGATAAGCGACTCAATGCAATAGAAAGTATTGTAGGTTCTGTTGGCTCTATCGTAAAAAAACGTAGAGCAGCAGAAGCTGAAGAAATAAGCCAAAGTCTAACTGATTCTATTATTGATACCTTTGGCTCCTCACAGGAAGAGTTTAACAAAGCAAGAAACGAATATCAGTTAACTGAAGCTAAGGCAAAGGGTGGTATCTTTTTTGATGACATAGATCAACAGCAAAAACTAGAGTTAGTACAGGGTATTATCTCTGAAGAAGAGTTAGATGGCCCTATTAGAAAAAACAACAAGTTTTATACAGAACGCATAGGTGCATTAGTTGATGTTATAAATAGTAATGGCACTTTAGATTCAACTACTAATGCTGAGTTTATAGAGCAAGCACAGAAAGCATTACTATCCTTTGTCAGAACTGCTGCGTTTAATGAACTAGAAGCTGGTAGAGATCCTACTAATTCTAGATTTCAACGTTTATTTATTAAAGATGTAGCACCAGTATTATTAAGAGAAATAGAAGCACAACGCAGAGGTTGGAGCGCAAACTTACGAGAAAAGGTTTTAACAGAGCAACAGACTATACTTGACAATAGAATTATTGAAAGTGTTAAAGGTGCTAATATACTTACTCGAGAAGGTACAAGAAGTGACGCTACATTCTATGCAGACAGCGGTGTTATACATCAGGTAGCAGAGGAAAGATTTAATGGTGATAGACAGAAAGCAACAGATTATGTCTATGATCGTATCGGAGAGCTAGTCAAAGACGGTGATATACTACCGATGGAAGCTAGAGAAATGTATCAGAATTTAGAATACTATGACCAGAACGGTAAGAAGTATGATAACTATGAGGCATATCTAGAACAACAGACTGACGGTACAGCTTTTGCTGCAAGAGTACAAGGTAGAATTAACAGACTATCTAAGATTATTACAGATGTAGAAAAAGATGCTGTAAATAATCAAAACGCTCAAAACATTATAGAGTCAAATAACTTTGTAAATAAAAACGTTATACCACTTATACAAGAAAATAAGAAAAGAGGTATTATCGGACTAGAAGAGTCACAGATAGGAGGTCTAATAAATGACTTTCAACAACAGCCTTTTTACATACCCGGTCAGACTGAGATACCAGCTGTTATGTTAAGTGGTTTGAAAGAAACGCATACAGGTGGCTCAAGAGATAAGAATGTATTAGCCGCTGACAAGTACGCAAGTAAGCATGCTGATACAGATAAGTTAATAGAAACAATCATTGCTGACCAAGAAGAGCTACAAGGAGATACAAGTAAGTTTTCTAGAACTGATAAGCGTGTAGCAGAATTAATGAAAGCTGATTTTAGAGAAAAGTTTGTTGGGCCAGATGGTAAAAACTTAGATCTTTTTGAGATAGCTGAAGGTCGTAGGACTCAGACATATGAACAATACAGAGATATTATACTTGATGAAATAGAAAAAAACTATGATAAGTATGTAGCAAGAGCAAAGGAGAGAGTAAAATTAACTGATGCCGGTGTAAATGATGTAATAGCATTACGCAGAGAACTTAATAAAAGCCCTGAGTTATTTAAAAAGAAAGAAGCATTTAAGTCTGAACCAGTAGATAAACTATTTGATTTTGTTGATAGTGGTGGTGCTAGACATTCTGAGCTCAAACAATATTACAAAGCTCTACGTATTCGTGTAACTGACGAAAATGGCAATATTAAAGTACTAAGTGGTACAGAAGCTATCTATGATCGTGCTGCTACATTAGGACTATATGATCCTAAAACTAAATTAGCTGATCCACACGCTAAGATACTACGGGATTTTAGAAAAGAAAACGATATGAAAACATTTCCTAGTGAGCAAAAAGCATTTCGTAATATGCGTACAGGCGAGCAACAGGATTTTAATGAGTATCTAACTATGCTGTCTGAAAAACGTGGTGGTCAAAACGCTAATCAGTTTGAATTTAATCGTAATGGTAATGCTTCTGTTAGACAGAATCTAAATAGTCTAGATGGTCGGCAAGTTGTTGATTTAGCTAGAGCCGGGTCAGACAACTTTGGTATGTATAATATGTCAACTGACATGATTCTTGACTTAGATAGACTTGGATTGATAGATTACAATAAACCATTTAATGAAGATGCACAAAGTTTTGCTGTTATAAGTTTGATGAATATGAACGCTAATCGTAAATCAAACGCAATACGTGGTGCAATTACAAATGATACAAAAAAGTTTGGTGAACTTCTTAAACTTACTCAAGAAGAAATACAAGCTGTAAATACAACATTTCCTAACTTGACACAAAACTACTTTGCACAGTTCCAAAACCTAGACCAAGAAGTTGCTAAGATAATTATTAGCGACATCGAAAAAGAACGTCTAGCTAAAAAAGGTAAGAGAGGACAGCAAAGAGCAGAAGATCAACTTAAGAGAGACACTGGAACATTTAGAAGAGGTAGATGACTGATTCCTATATAGATCGTGAAGGCTTAGATCTTGCTGCTGACAAGATGGAAGAGTATCTAAAAGAACTCGAAGAGAAAGATGCTCAGAAACAAGCAGTAGAACAAGAGGCCACACAAAAAGAAGAGCAAGCATTAGCACAACAAGAAGATCCTAGAAACTCTGAAACATGGGGTGCTAAAGCTTTTATAAAAGAGGGTCAGTCCATCTTAACAGGTGGTTTACAAGACACTGCATCCTCTATTGCAACCTTTCCTGAGCGTACAGCTGACGCATTATCAGGTGAGATGCAAGAGCAACGAGAAGCAACTGGTACATACAAACCGGATTGGACACCGTTTGACTCATACGATAACCCTATAGAAACTAAAACATGGTGGGGTAAACAGCTAAGAGGTCTAGTACATTTTGGATCTCTAGCAGCTGGCACAATACTAGCAGCAAAAGGTGCAGCTGCTACAGGAATTATAACTATACCAGCTGGACTTGTAGCGTTGTCAAAAGCTAACGTTGTAAGAGGCTTGGCTGTTGGAGCTGCGTCTGATCTTATATCTAAAGAGTCAGATGAGCAAAACGCATTAGGAGCATTACGTGACAGATATGGCTGGGCTGATACAGTTATATCTACAAAAGATACTGACTCTCCTGTTACAATGAAAATAAAAAACATTGTAGAAGGTATGGGCATAGGACTATTCTTTGATGGTATGGCATACGTACTAAAGAAAGGCAGTACTCAAGTTGTAGATCAGATCGCAAAACGTAATAAAAGTATTAAAGATCAGACAGTAGAAGCTGGCGTTGCACAGCTCCGTAAAGGAGAAGCTGAGTTCAGAGCTGATAAAAATGCACCACTTGCTGAACCACACCAAGGAGCACACGTATCAGAGGTTGACCCACAGGTAGCTCGTGAACAGCTATCAAGAACTCGTAAAGAGTGGGGTCAAGAAGAAGGAGCAACAGGCTCTGTAACCAGACCACTTGAGCGTGAGCGTATGGCACAAGAAGGTGCTACAGATGATGCAACAGTAGAACGCATCATGAGAACACTGATGAGTAGTGACAAGTTTGAAAAAGAACTTAAAGCTGCAAAAGGTGATAGAAAAGCACTTGCTGCTACATTTAGAGAATCTATCGAAGGGCATCAACGTATTACACAAGGTAGAAATGCTGTTGAAATGTCACCAGAAGAATATCTAAAAGAGTTATTTGAAACCAACGACGTAGTAGATGGTCAGGAGATATGGACATCTAAGAACGTAGTTATAGCTGACTTAGTTATAGGTTCTTTAATAAAACAACTTAGAGATACAGGTATAGCTGCACGTGAAATTGCAGACTTAGTTGATATTACAGATATAGATGGACCAGCTAAACAACTTGTAGATACTATGTTAACTGCACTGTATCAAACAAAGAAAGCTAGATTCGTTAAGTCTGACTCATTTAGAGCTTTGTCAGTATCAGGTAAAAAAGCTAAACAAGCTGTTGACGAAGCGGTGCAAGCTGATATAGCTGATGCTAAAGAGTCCATTATGTCTATACTTAAAATCTCTAAAGATAATGCAGATGATGATATGGTCAATGCAATTATTGAAGCATTTTCTATTATGGATGATGTAAATACATTAGAAGATTTTGACCAATGGGCAAGGACTGTTATCAAAGGTGGTAAGCTAAATAAAGGCGACGTTGACCGTACAGGAGCTCTTATAAGAGAGCTTGAGGGTGTTATGACCAATAGTGTTCTAAGTGGGCCTAAGACCCCTGTAAGGGCTATTATGGGTACAGCTGCGGCTACATTCTTGCGACCCTTATCTACAGCTTTAGGTGCTGTTGTACGTTATCCTTTTGATGGTGACGCATCTACACTACGAGCTAGTTTGGCATCCATAAACGGTATGGTGGAAGCTATACCAGAGTCCTTTACATTATTTAGAACTAAACTAAATTCATACTGGAAAGGTGATCTAGCTACAATCAAAACTAGATACTCTGAGTTTAGTCGTGGAGATCAAAACTGGGAGCTTATACGTAGATGGGCAGAAGATAGTGGTAGAGCTACAGCAGGCGATACAGCCGCTTTTCGTCTTGCTAACTTAGCACGAAACATGAATGATACTAACTTTCTAACGTACTCTACTAAGATTATGGCAGCTACTGATGACGCTTTTGCATACATTCTTGGCCGTGCTAAGATGCGTGAAAAAGCCATGCGTAACGTGCTTGAGTTACAAGGCAATGGTATACAGACACCTAGAATTACCAAGAAGCTAATGCAAGCATATGAAGATGATTTTTATGCACAAGTATTTGACTCTGCTGGTAATATATCAGATGAAGCTACACAGTTTGCACGTAAAGAAGTTACACTTACACAAGAACTTACAGGCTTTGCAAAAGGTCTTAACGATGTGTTTACTTCTACACCACTTGTTAAACCATTCTTTTTGTTTGCCAGAACAGGTGTCAACGGACTTGCACTCACAGGTAAGTACACTCCCGGTTTTAACTTCTTTGTCAAGGAGTTTAATGACATAGCTTTTGCTAATCCTAACAATTTAGACTCTGTATCAAAGTATGGTATATTTACACCAGAAGAGTTAGCTAACGCAAAGGCATTACAAACAGGCAGATTTGCTATAGGTGCTGCGATTACATTTATGGCAGCACAGGCTTGGATGCGTGGTGATCTTAATGGTAACGGACCTGTAGATAGATCAAAAAGACAGATGTGGTTAGACGGTAAGTGGGAACCAAGAACTATAAAGCTCGGTGCCGTACGTGTTGGTTATGATAACTTTGAACCATTTAATCTTATTATGTCTACAATCGCTGATGTAGGTGACGCAAGCGAGCTTATGGGTGAAGAGTGGACTGAATCAGAATTACAAAAAATATCTTTAGTTATAGCACAAGCTATTACAAGTAAGTCATACTTAGCTGGTATGCAATCTTTTGTTGATTTATTTGCCGGTCGCCCCGGTCAGTTTGATAGAATTATAGCTGGATTAGTTAACAATACTGTACCTATGGCTGGTTTACGCAACGAACTTGGTAAACTATTTACACCTTATATGCGTGAACTAAGATCAGGCATTGACCAGTCCTTACGTAATCGTAACTTAATTTCCGAGCAACTACCCGGAATCAAACAGTTACCTATTAAATATGATATGCTGAACGGTAAACCTCTAAAAGATTGGGACTTTTTAACTAGAGCATATAACGCTGTTAGCCCTGTTAGTCTTAATTTAGACCAAAGTCCCGGTAGGAACTTTTTGTTTGATAGTGGTTATGACTTACGTATGTCTACATACTACGCACCTGACAGCACAAACTTAACTGATAATCCGCGAGTAAGATCTGAGTTTCAAAGACTTATAGGTGAGCAAAACTTAGAACGTGAGTTGGATAAATTAGCAGTAGATCCAAAGATTATAGCATCTATGGAACAGATGTATAGAGATATAAAAGGTGGATTACGGTCACAGTATGATGCTAGAGATTATTACCATAATATAATTATAGACAGGTTATTTCAACGAGCACGTCGTAGAGCATGGGCACAGCTATCATCTAACCAAGAAGCTATGCAACTAATGGAAGAAGAACGTCTAAAAAGAGTTAGAAAAATAACTAAAAAAGACGAAACTCGAAATCTCATTAACATATATAAATAATGGCAACAACAAAGACAACTGAAGAAAAATTCAACGGGACAGGATCACAAACTGTTTTCCCGTTTACAATAGAATATTTAGCTACGTCTGACTTACAAGTATTTGTAAGCAACGTATTACAAACAGAAACCACCCATTATTCAATATCCGGATCAAACCTCACATTTGTAACTGCTCCAGCAAGCGGAACAGCAAATGTAAAAATTGCTAGATCAACAGGAATAGATAAAGCTCGAGCAGTCTATGCTGCTGGATCATCCGTTAGAGCAATAGATTTAAATAATAACCAAGATCAATTTTTATTTAAATTACAAGAAAGAGAAAACGTAATTACTGCACAAGCCAGTTCGACAGCCCCAACATCTCCTGTAAATGGAGATAGATGGTATGACACAGTATCTGGTAGGACATATGTTTACTATACAGATGCAGACTCATCTCAATGGGTAGAAGCTAGCCCACCTTATGAAGATACTAACGCTCCACAGATAACATCTATATCTGACGCACAGGTAGTAAGTAACGCTGCTATAAACTCAACTAAATTATCATTTACTCAAACAGGCACAGGAACTGTAGCTAGAACTGTTGATAGTAAATTAAAAGATTTTGTATCACCAAAAGATTTCGGTGCTGTTGGTGATGGTGTAGCTGATGACACTGCTGCATTACAAGCGGCTATAAATCTTTTTCGTAATAATGTAGGTGGATATTCCCCGATAGATGATGATGATAATCCACAAGGTAGAGTTATAGATCTTGGTGGAGGTTTTTATAAAATTACAGATTCGTTAATTACATCTGACTCTAATGGTTTAGTTATCCAAAACGGTACTTTAATTGCAGCTGACCCATCTGGAGGTACTTGGAGTACAGGTGAAGCTATGATATTTGGTAACCCTACTCACCATTTACATTTATATAATTTAACTCTTGAATGTAATGAAAAATGTAATGGAATACATTTAGATAGGCATATTTTTGGTAGATTACAAAACGTTCATGTACACGGCTTTGGTAATAAACAATTTGGTTATAAAAGTGCTGTAGCTTTTGGAGGCATGGCTTGTTTTATTAGTGATTGTAGATTTGCCGGTCCTAAAGCAGCGGAAGTTATTAGTGACTATACGGCTACTGCAACAGCTATTTTAATTAGTGGTGGTTCAGATTCTTCAATTCATAACTGTGAAACTATTAGAGTAGCTTGTGGTATAGATGTAGCTGGTGGAGGTTGGAGTATTGCTGATAATCACTTTACTGGAATGTCTGGAGGGGCACCGGGAATAATACTACGTACTACTGGTGGTACTAGTGCAAATGCCATGACTCGTATTACAGATAACCTTTTTGACCAAAGTCATATAGATTGTTTTGATAATGTACAAAGGCTTAATATATCAAATAATATTTTTGATTATACTGCAAATGACGTAAGAGATTGTGCAATTAAATGGACTACAAGTATTGCTAATCATTGCCGTAGAAAACTTCGTATTGTTAATAATGTAGCTTCGATAGCAGCAACTACACCTAGTAATCTTAAATTTATTAGAGATGTAACTACGGGATCAGGGAGTTGGGATCAGTTTGCAGATTGTGTAATTAAAAATAATACAATTACTGATAATCCTACTGAATCAGCTACAAGTGAATATGGAGGAATGACTGCTACAGAAGGCATGGTAAAAGTAACTTTAGATGCAACAAAATCGGCTTCTAAAGTTAACTCTATACATTTGCCGGGTCTTTTATTTCAAGGTCATAATGGTTACGATATACCACCTATAACTGTTAACTGTAGTGCTAGTAGAGTATTAAAGGCTGAATATAATACAACATCAGAAACTTTATATTTATTTTTAAATAATACTGATTTTGTAGGTGACGCACTTTTAGATTTTAAATGTGGTATTGATCCTACTAGAGCTACTATTTCTGCGTCTAATAGTTGGAGTGCTTGGACTTTAGGCGGCGGTGATAATGTAGCTGTTACTGGCAGCCAATCTGATCCTTTTGGTGGAACTACTGCTACTAAAGCAGCTGCCGATGGTACTGGTGTTGAAAGAAAATTACTGTCTGAAACAGTTTCTAAAGGTGCATCAGCAGCGCAAACTTGGGAAACTTCTGTAACTTTGAAAAAGAATCAATATACTAGAGCTAGAATACAGTGGAGAGGTACAGATGCAGCCAACACTGCTCACATTGATGTCGATTTAACTAATGGAACTATAGTGGCAAATGGAGCAACTGGTAGTTTTCCTTCTATATTTGGTGGTACAACAATAATATCATTAGGTAGTGATTGGTATAATATATTAACTAAATCAACCACAGATACTTCGGCAGATCTCAGTTTTCAAGTATTTATTATGAATGGCTCAGCTACTGAATTTGCAGCTAATACTACAGACCATTTATTCGTATATAACCCTATAATTAAAAAAGTAACATAATTATGACAACATTAAATTTTTCCGCAGCCCCAGCAAGTGGTGCTACGCATAATGCTGCAAATGGGTTGCAATATGTATATGATGGTGTTAAATGGACATCACAAGGAGCTTATGCGTCTGGTTTAAAGGATATAGTAAAACTAGATAATATAACTAGTCAGTTTAACGGATCTCTTACTTCTTTTAACTTAACAGCTAATTTAGCAGGAGTAAATCCTTTAAGTGCTGAATCTTTAACAATTAGTTTAGGTGGTGTAATACAAGAGCCACAGACAGCTTACACAATTAATAGCTCTGCTGGAACAATTACCTTTGCTTCCGCACCAGCAGCTGGCACTTCATTTTATGGTGTCTTACAATCTCGTTTACCTGTAAACACTGCTGCAATAGGAACTTTAGCTGATGGTGCAGTTTCAACTGAAGGTAAATTAGCAAATGGTATAGTTACTGAAGCTAAACTAGGTACAGGTGCAGTAACTGAAGCTAAACTAGGTACAGGTTCGGTAACTGAAGCTAAACTAGGTACAGGTGCGGTAACTGAAGCTAAACTAGGTACAGGTGCGGTAACTGAGGCTAAACTAGGTACAGGTGCGGTAACTGAGGCTAAACTAGGTACAAATGCAGTTACTAATGCAAAAGTAAATGCAACAGCAGCAATAGATGCAACTAAGCTTTCTTTTACACAAACTGGTACAGGAGCTGTAGCTAGAACTGTAGATAGTAAATTAGAAGATGTAGTATCAGTAAAAGATTTTGGAGCTAAAGGTGACAACAGTACAGATGACACAGCTGCAATACAGGCAGCTATAACAGCAGCTAAACATGTTGTCTTTCCAGAAGGCACATACCTTATAAACAATAAATTAGATGTTACTCAAACAGATGCTTATATAGAAGGTTTAGGCACTGTAGAGATAAAACAAACAACATATCCACAACATGTGTTCTTTGTTACTGGTGATAATTGCACAATTAGAAATTTAAAACTAACTGGTGTACCAACAAAAACACAACTATCAACAACTTTAGCTAATAGATATTTTGGGGATACTTTATCATCAAAAAGTTCTGCAATATATTTAAAAGCTGCTGATAATTTGGATGTTCTTGATTGCAATATCGTTAAATTTTTTGCTGGTGTTAAATTAAGAGGTGGGCAATCTCATAGTTATAAAACTGGTTTAACTGGCGATCGAATGACAACTACTACATTTGACTTGGATTCAAGCGACCAGCAAGCAGATGATTTCTGGCAAGGTGATGCAACAAATGGTTTTGGTTATATAAGAGTGCTCTCTGATGATGGTTCTACAAATTTCGTTAGATTGAGTGATTATGTAAACTCCACAAATAGAATTACATTTGGTACTGCCCAAACAGAGATTAACTTAACAGGTTCAAATACGTTTGCTTATAACTTAATAAAAGGAAGATCAAAAAATATATTAATTTCTAGGTGTAGATTTGATCTTGTAGATATGGGTGTCCTTGGAAACCACGTAGAAAATTTAGTGGTTGAAGATTGTATTTTTGAAACGATTGAACAAACACAACAAACTAATGTAAGACCTCACTCTATATATTTAACTGGTGGTGATAATAAAAAAGTTAAAGCATCAGGATTAATTACATATAACAGTAAAAATGGAGATGCTTATAAATTTCTTGCTGTTGACGGATTATTTTTATCTGATTTAGATGCTTATAATTCTAGAGGCACTATGACCGCAGAAGGGTGCATAAATGTAACTGCTAATAATTTAACTTGTTTGCTGTCGGGACATGGAAACGATATGACTACTTCCATGGTAAGTATTACCGCTTCAAGAAATGTTTATATAAGTGATGCTACATTAACAATAGATGAGGCATTTGAACAAACCGCAGCAGATTTTAGACCACACCTAATAAATATAACAGGTAGCAATGATATTTCCAGAGGAGATCTAGGCACGATGTTAGCTTCAGCTACAATCGCTCCAACAGATATACATATTAAAGATATTGTTGTTGATGCTCAAGGTTATACAGGTACGGTTAGAGGTGTTGTAGCGAATTTAAATGGTGGCAATACAGCCTTTATACTTACAAAATCTACTTTTGAAAATATAGGTATAGTTAACGGTTCGTCTGGTAATTTTAATGCTGCAAGAATATTTTATGGTGATAATATTACTATTCGTTATCCGTCTTATACGAAAGGAGATGCTCCAAATATTAAGCAAATCGATTTAGGGAATGCTTCAAATACAATTGTTGTGTTTCATCCAGATCAAACAGATTTTAATCTTGTTAATAATGGTTCAAGTGCAGCTACTAATACGTTTATAAATGCAGCAGCACAAGCTAAAGGTAAATGGACACCTAGCATTACAGGCACAGGTGGAAGTGCCAATACGCAAGCTACTCGAGTAGGTGATTGGGTTAAAGTAGGTGATTTGGTTTATGTTACTTGTCGAGTTTCTATATCTGCAAAAAACGCAACTGGGGCTGTTTCAATTAGTGGTTTACCTTTTATATCAGACACACTGGACGAAAGTTCCGGTGGTAGTTTCAGTCAATCTGGAACACTTGGTTTTTATGACAATGTTAATTTTTCAAATGAGCATGTCATACTAACTATTGCTAGAAATGACACAAAAATAAAACTTCAATACGCTGGCACTACAGGTATAACAGACGTAGATCATGCACAACTTACTAATACTACTAGATTTGATTTTTCTTTTACTTACAAAGCAGGTAGTTACACTGACTTTACTCCCGCATAATTATGACATTAACAAAAATACAAACAATCGCATCTGGCACAGGTGCAGAAGTCAGGACTATAGATAGTAAGCTAAAAGATGTAGTCTCTGTTAAGGACTTTGGTGCTACTGGTGATGGAAGTACAGACGATGCTGTTGCCATACAAGCTGCTATTGATTCTATCCAAAGTGGTGGAATTATTTTCTTTCCAAAAGGCACATATATAATTGGTACCGGATTAGGAATCCGTAGCAATAACACACTTGTTGGAGCAAATAGATATGATTCAGTTTTAAAAACAAAAGCTGGTACAGATATAACTCTTATAAACGATGGGAGTGGAGTTAATAGTAAAATTTGTATTACAGACCTAGGATTTAGTGGAAATAAAGCAAATGTATCTGCTGGTCAGATAATGAATTTAGAGAAAACTGAAGATTTTTTAGTTTCTAATTGTCGTATTATTGACTCTAAGGGTGACGGTATGATTATTAGACAGTGTTCTTATGGACAAATTGTTAATAACAATATTGTAAACTGTGACAATCATGGTATCTCCCTCACAAATACTGACGCTCAAGGTAATGATATTCAAATTGTTGGTAACAGTATTAAAAATCCGGGAGCTTCTGGCATTAATGTTAGTCAACAAAACAATGTAACTGTTACTGGTAACAGCGTTAGGCATACAAGCGGTCATGTAGATTCGAGTGGACAGCCCACTGGATATGGAGGAGTAAGATTTTCCAATGATACTACGAGATGTGTCGCTGGTAATAATGCAATTCAAGGCATGTCAAGAGGTATATTTGTTGTAGGAACGGCTGGAGCATATAACACTATTGACGGTAACGTAATGAATGATTCTGGTATTCAAGGTATTTTAATTCAAGCAAGTTACCAGTTAGTTACTGACAATACAGTAATTGATCCCGGAAAAAACAGCAACACAAACCCATCAGCAGGAATAGAATTATCGAATGCAGCTGATGGGACTGCTGCACAAATTGTTCAGATACAAAATAATCAAATTATTGGTGGAGGTAGTATGGACAAGGGAATAAAAATTAGTTCAACAGGACACAGAAATGTAATTACTGGTAATAGTATTATTGCTAATACTGGTGATCCTATAACTAACGAGGGTTCTGGTAGAAATTTTTTCAGACATAACCACTATGGCAATAAAGATACTGGATCTGGAGTAAGTAGTATTGCCTCAGCTTCAACCATAACACTACCTCCTGACGGAGAAATTTTTAATATAACTGGAGATGTAACTATTGCAACTATAAATGGCATTTGGACTGGAAGAACAGTAAAACTACGTTTTGCTGGTAATGCTGGTGTAACTGATAGCTCATCGATAAGGTTAGCTGGTGATTTTACTTCAAATGGAGGAGGAGATATTTTAACACTGATAGGCATGGGAGATCCAACGGTAACTATTTACGAAGTTTCTAGATCTAATGTTTAAAAATAATTAAGTATGACAGGCGAAGCAATCCATCTTCCCACCCTAGCCTTACCACCGGCCCAACAATATCCAACACCAGCTCTAGACTTACCTACAGCAGACATTCCATCTTACAAACCTTTAGTCGTACCTCCTAGTGATTTACGTAAACCTAAAGAAACCAAATCTAAAACAACAGAAAAAACTGAGCAACCAACTGTACCTAAGTTAGAAGTGCCATACTTTAATGTAGAAGTACCACTTCCTACAACTGAGGTAGTCATGGCTGCGACCTATGCAGCTGTGAGTGCGGTTGCAGTAACAACTTTTGCACAGCCTTTTTTTAATACAATTAAGAAAAAACTACAAAAGACAATACAAGGAAAAGTAGATAAATGGAAGCAAAACCAACAGAAAAGAAAAACATCCTCACAAAAATAAAAGAGAATGTAGATGACCACGAAGAACAGATGCAGATACTAGGTGCTATGGTACGCCTAGGTGTAGTCATCTGGTCCGGTTTTATTATTACTCTTAACTATGTTGAGCTGCCTATGATCCGAAAACCTTTAGGAGCATCATCGGACATCACGTTCGTGGCTTCGATCTTTACGGGGGCACTTGCCACTTTTGGCCTATCTACAGGTAATAAAAAGTCCAAAGAAGATAAACTAAAACAATGAAGAAATGGATAATACTCTTAGCCCTGTTATCACCCAGCATTGCAAGAGCAAACACAGTAACTCCTCAGTTTACTCAGGGGTCGATGAACAGCACAACAACTACAACTCAAACAGTCCAAGAAGTCAAGCAGACGCAAGTATTTGGATCAGAGGTCAAGAGCTGGTCAGGATCAAATGTAACTCCTTCCGGAGATATTGCAGACACAGCTACAACATTCTCTGTAACAGATACAGCAGCAGACTGGACACTCGAAATAACATCAAGAGCAGCAGGCTTAGTAGAGCAAATAGACGCAACAACAGATTGGACTATAAATACTACCACTACCTCGCTCTCTGTCTTCTCACAATAACACCTGTTTTAGCAGACGAACCAGAAGTTAATAACACCTCCAACCCCGTAGCAGCAGCTACAGGTAACGTTACAAATCAGGCTGTACAGTTCCAAAATAATGGTGCAGCCTCTCGGCAGCAATATGCTCCGGGAGTGGCTTGTAATGGCAGCACGATGACGTTCTCGCCATTTTACATGGGCAACCACGCAAAGCCATGGTCTGAGAAAGAAGATATGGAAGGACTACACCCATCTAGTTATCAGCTAAACGAGAACTGGGGCTTCCAAGTTAACTTTATGGTTCCGCTAGATAAGAGCGGCTATAAGCAATGTAAAGAAATAGCAAAGAGACAAGAAGAAAAACTCAGGCTCGACTACGAGCTTGTTCGTGCACTAAAATGTGCAGAACTACAGTCAAAGGGTTTTACCCTGAGACCGGGAAGCCGTGTTGAACACATGTGTCACGACATCGTTCCCATTCAATCTTTATTACCACCCAGTCCTGAACCTGAAAAAAGGGGCTGGCCTTTTTAAAAATGAGCACACTATCAGATCAAATAGCT